GAAGAGAAAACTAGGTTAGGAGTCAGGTATAATGAACTCTTAGCATTTATAATTGCAGCAATATAGGAGAAATATAACATGGCAAATACATACACTTGGGACTGTAAAACAGTAGACGTTTATCCCACATACGAAGAACATACTGACACAGTATATAACGTACATTACAGACTAAACGCTGAGAGCAGCGAGACACATGAAGTAGATGGAGTGCAAGTACCATATACTGCTAGTGTTTATGGCACACAATCATTATCACTAGAGGATATTGGTTCTGACTTTATACCTTTTGCAGACTTAACCAATGCAGTAGTTACTGGTTGGGTAGAAGGCATTATGGGTGAAGAGGAAGTAGCAAACTTAAAATCTGCTTTAGACTCTAAAATAGCTGAAGAGATTAACCCAACTACTGAAACAAAAACCATAGGAGAGTAATATGGAAGTCTTGATAGAGATAATTGTCATAACAGGCGTAATATTGTTTATAATATATAAAAAGAAACCAGAATGGATTGAGTTAATAAAATCCAAATTTAAGAAGTAAGCATTATGGCAGATACCTTTACTACCAATTTAAACCTAACCAAACCAGAAGTAGGAGCATCTACTAATACTTGGGGAGGTAAAATTAACACAGACCTAGATACTGTTGATGGTATCTTTGCAGACGCTGGTAACGGAACTAGTGTTGGTCTTAATGTTGGTAGCGGTAAAACTTTAACAGTAGCAGGAACATTAACTTCTACTGGTACAGCATCTTTTACAACTATTGATATCAATGGTGGTGCTATAGATGGATCTCCAATAGGAGCTAACTCAGCTTCTACAGGTGCATTTACTACTTTATCAACAACTGGTTTAGCTACTTTAAACAGCGCAACAATAAGCGGTACATCTACATTAACCACAGTAGATATTAATGGCGGTGCAATAGATGGTACTGCTATCGGTGCTAATTCAGCATCAACTGTTGCAGCAACCACAGTAACAGCAACAACTGTAACCGCTAGTGGTAATGTAAATACTACTGGTGGCGAGCTACAAATCGATGGTACTAACGTGCTAGAAAAGGTGTACCCAGTTGGATCTATTTATATCAATGCAACCAGTTCAACCAATCCAGCAACATTGCTTGGCTTTGGTACATGGGTAGCTTTCGGAGCTGGTAAGGTTATAGTTGGTTTAGATTCTGGTGATACAGACTTTGACACAGCAGAAGAGACTGGCGGTGCAAAAACACATACACTTTCTATTAGTGAAATACCATCACATACACATTCATTAAGCACTAGTGACAATCCAGGTGGTACTGGAGCAATAGAGGTTGCTGGTGGTGCGCCAACATCAACACAAACTACACAAGCCACAGGTGGCGGTGGGGCGCATAATAACTTACAACCATACATAGTTGCATATATGTGGAAACGTACAGTATAGGAGCTGACAATGGCCCTATACCCAATTACACCACCCGCAGGAATAATCAAAAACGGTACTGACTACGCTAATAAAGGACGTTGGGTAGATGGTGATTTAGTACGTTTTGAAAACGGTTATCTAAAACCAATAGGTGGTTGGACAAATTTTAAAGATACTGCACTCACAGGCACACCAATAGCTATGTATTCTTATAGAGCTAATAACGGTAATAAAGTATTAGTTGTTGGAACTAGAAGTAAAGTCTATGTTTTATATGACGATACATGGACTGACATAACACCAGTAGGTTTTGTAGGCGATATAGTAAATTCATCAACTGGTTATGGTACATACGATTATGGTGAAGAAGATTACGGTGACGAAAGATCAACATCTACACTAGCACTTAAAGTAGATCATTTTTCATTTGATAACTGGGGTGAGCATTTAGTCTTCTGTTGTTCTAGTGACGGTAAAATTTATCAATGGAGACCAGATGCAGGATCAGGTTCACCAGATACCATAGCTACACAAATCAGTAATTCTCCAATAGGCTGTCAAGCCATTATAGTTAGTAACGAAAGACATTTAATAGCTATAGGATCTAATAGCGATCCAAGAAAAGTATCTTGGTCAGATAGAGAAGATAACACTAACTGGACATCTACTGCTAGAAATACAGCAGGTGACTTGCAAATACCAACAGGTGGTAGAGCTTTATATGCAGTTAAATGGCAAAACGATATTATTATATTTAGTGATATTGGTATTAATAGACTCTATTATGTAGGCTCACCATTTGTATATGGTATACAAGATGCTGGTGTAAGCTGTAAAGCTATTAGCCCTAGAGCAATAGCATCATCTGGTAACTTTATATCATGGATAGGTGAGAACTCATTCTTTACATTTGATGGTAGATTAAGAGAACTTAAATCAGACGTGCATGATTTTATCTTTGATAATATACAAATAAACAGTTCAGCTAATACTTTTGGCACACACAACATAGACTTTAATGAAGTTTGGTGGTTCTTTCCAGTTGGAGATATAGACCAACAAACACCAAACAAATATGTTATTTGGAATTACTTAGATAATGTATGGTCAATAGGATCAATGGACAGAACATGTTGGGTAGACCAAGGTGTATTTGACCATCCAATATCATGTGACTCTAGTGGATTTGTTTATGAACACGATAAAAGATCACTATTTAATTCACCAGGCATAGGAACACAAGTACCATTTTGTGAAAGCGCACCTATAGAAATAGGTAATGGCGATAGAGTAGTGCAAGTTAATCAGATTATTCCAGATGAAGAAGCAGCAACATTACCAGGCATAACAGTAGGATTTAAAGGTAGGTTTACACCGCTTGGCGCAGAAACAGATTTTGGTAACTTTACTTTTGATACAGATGGTTATACCGATGCAAGGTTTAGCGCAAGACAAGTATCTATGAAAGTGACAGGATCACTAACCCAAGATTTCCAAGTTGGCAAAATAAGAGTAGACGGTAAACCAAGGGGTAGAAGATGATATCTCCAGAAAGCAAAAGCCAGTACATACAACAGGTTACTAATGCTAAATTAGATGTTGGTACTACTGGCTCATTACAAACAATATACACAGCACCAAGCGGTACTGACTTTGACTTTGCTGTTATTGAGTCTATTTTAATAGGTGATGATGGCAACCAACAAACTAATATAGATTTAGCAGTAGTATCTGGTGCAACAACCCATTATTTATTTAAAGAACACAACATAACAGCACATGCAACAGATGAAATGCTGACAAGAGACTTAGTTTTAACTGCTGGTGAAATATTAAAAATAGAAGTTAACCATGCAAACATTAATGTATTTGTTAGTCTAGTAGAGTATGCAAAAGGCGATTAAAGAAAGCTGGCAAGAGGAATGGATAAGAACTAAACCTCTTATAGCAAAAGCGGTTAAACATCAAGATGCCTATACAATTGATGACATAGAAGATAAAATAAGAGAAGGAATATTCCTACTTTGGGCTAGTAAAAACGCAGCCTTTGTAACAGAGTTTGTAGTATTTCCACAGCACACCGCAATGAATTTACTTTTTTGTGGTGGTGACTATAAAGAATTAGAGGCAATGTTGCCACACATAGAAGAGTATGCAAAGCAATGTGGAGTCAAAAGGCTCTACGGTGGTGGCAGAAAAGGATGGACAAGAAAGCTTAAACATCTTGGATTTGTAACAGAACATTTAATTAGAAAAGATTTATGAGTAAAGGAAAAACCAAAACAACTTCGCAAGCCACAATGCCAGATTGGCAGATGGACTTATTTAAAGACTATTATCAACAAGCCAAAGAAGCAGCTGATATACCATTCCAAGGTTATACTGGTGATAGAATAGCTGGGTTATCTCCAGAAGAGATGCAGATGGGTGCAGGCATACAAGACCTGTACGGCAGTGCATTTGGTGGACTTGATCCTACTGGACTGCTACAACAATTAGCCAGTCAACAAGCGCCACAGTTAAGTGATGTGCCTTCTTTATTAGATGTAGATATTGGTGCATATCAATCACCTTATGAACAACGAGTCATAGATCTAACAGAGCAAGACTTTGCTAGACGTAGAGATTTACAACAACAGCAAGCAGAAGATGTAGCAATGCGTGCGGGCGCGTTTGGTGGTTCAAGAGGAACTATATACGAGCAAGAAGCATTGAGACCTTTACAAGAACAAGAAGCTAGAACAGTTGCAGGTTTACGACAGTCAGGATTTGAGCAAGCACAAAGAGCTGCTGAGTCTGACATAGCAAGACAACAACAGATGGCTATGCTTGCACCA